TCTGCAGGATCTGGTTCTCTTAATGTTGATGTTGTAGATGCTGACGCATTTACAATTAGAAACCAAGTTGTTTGGAACCAAGGCAATATACAGTTCAGTAGTAGTAACACACCAAACTACGCTGTACAACGTGATGGATCTGGTAACTTCTCTGCTGGAACAATCACAGCAAACTTAGTTGGTTCTGCATCACTTAACGTATTGAAGACTGGTGATACAATGACTGGTGCATTGAACATCACTGGTGGTGGTTCAACACTTACAGTTGCTGGTATTACAAACCTCAACAGTAATGTTTTCATCAACAATGACCTTAGTGTTGGTGGTGGTGATTTATTTGTTGATGTATCTGCTAATGAGGTAGGTATTAATACTACAAATCCAGTTTCTACTCTCCACGTTCAAGGTGATAGTGGTATCATGATCCGCACCAGTACTAACGCTGCTGGTGCTAAGATTAAATTCAGTGATCATCAAGCAGGATATGCTCAACAAGGAACATTCCAGTATAAACATTCAGATGGATCTATTGCTGGTACTCCATGGAACGATGGATGGGAGTTGTTTGGATCAGAAACACTTACTGGATTTAAAGTATTTGGAGATATCGTTGCTGAAAGAAGACTTGGTGTTAATAATAACAATCCAAGTTACACTCTTGATGTTGGTGGTAATGCAAGATTTACTACTGGTGCATATATAGATTCTGCTAATGATAACTCTGGTGCTCCAATATACTTCTTAGGTTCTAATTCACAAAGGAACTTTAGAATTGGTAACCAGATTGGTCACAGCAATGCGTTTGAGATAACACCATCTACAAATAATGGTGGTCAGAACTGGGATAGCACTCCTGCAATTTATGTAAGAGGTGATAGAAGAGTTGCTATCAATACATCAGCAATATCTGGTGTTGATTCTGAATCAAACACAACTAGAAGTTACTACTTAAATGTTCAAGGTGATATGAACATTAACGGACAGTTATTCCAAAATAACTCTGAGTTCGTAACATCTAGATGGACAGAGGCAAGTAACGGTAATGACATCTATAGGTTGTCAAGAGTTGGAATTAATAAAGTTAATCCGACATATCAGTTACATGTTTCTGGAGATACTAACATAGAGAACGGTGCTCTATACGCTAATGGTGTTAGACAGTGGATCGACTCATTTGGTATATTCAAATCAAACAGTAACACTGTTGCTGAAAATATAACAATTCCTGCAAATACTAACTGTGTTAGTGCAGGACCTATCACCATTGCTAACGGTTACACAGTCACTATAAATAATGGTGGTAACTGGGCTATTGTATAAAGGATTCAAAAGATGGCAGGTATTTTAAAAGTAGACCAGATCCAAAACACCGCTGGTGTTAATATAATGGATCTGCAAAACGATAATTTGAGAATATGGAATGGAAGTGGTTATTCTGAGATGACAACACCTGGTGCTTTAATTGGCATCAAGACATATACATCACAGAATGGAAACTGGGCAGATAGATCTACCTCTGGTGGATCTGGTACATGGACAAAACCATCTGGTTGCAATCATGTATTAGTTTACGTCACTGGTGGTGGTGGAGGTTGTCGTTGTAATGACAACAACTATCGTGGAGCTGGTGGTGGCGGTGGAGCTACTGCTATCAGATACATTGATGTTTCTAATGTAAACAGCGTCAACTACACATATGGTGGTGGCGGTGGTTATGCTCGTAATGGTGGTCGAGGAGGGACAGGAGGAACTTCATCCTTTGGTTCTTACGTATCTGCATCTGGTGGACAAGGTGGTTACACTGATAACCCATATGAAGGAGGAAGAGGTGGTGACGCCTCTGGTGGAGACATAAACCTACCTGGCGGACCTGGCGAAATGTCACATGGTTCTAACAGAGAAGGTTGTAGTGGATCTACATTCTGGCATAAGGCGGGATCAAACCATCATAACTCTAGTAATGGAGCAGAAAGCACACATGGACAATGGGGTTCTGGTGGTGCTTATGGATATTATTCACAAAATGGATATGCACATAATAATGGCAACGGTGGTGCTGGTTGCGTAATCGTATGGGAGTATACCTAATGTATCAAGTACTTGTAAATAAAAATAACGGAACTGTACTTCAGTTTGTAAGTGGTGGATCAGACAAACAGTTTGAGGTACATGAAGATTTCATTTGGATTCCCTATTCAGATGAAATAGATAAAGGTTGTGGTGAATCTGACTATGAATATAACAGAGCAACAAATCAATTACAAAAAATAGTTCGTGAACCAACGCCTTATGATCTTGCTCGCAAACAGGAATATCCAGATTTTGCAGAGCAATTAGATATGCTATATCATGACATGGAATCTGGTGTTGTGCCAGGTAAAGAGAAATCTGAATGGTTTGCGAAAGTGAAAGAAGTTAAAGAAAACAATCCAAAACCATAAATACAATTATAGGAAAGTAGTGTAACCATGTCTCAGTTAACAGTTGGAACAGTTCTTACAGGAAATGCGAGTTTAACGACGCAAGGTCTTAAACTGCCATCCTTTAATAACTCGAATAGACCAGCATCGCCAAACGTAGGTCAGTTAATCTTCAATACATCTGAAGGTAAAGCACAGATCTGGAATGGATCTGACTGGGATGAAGTTGGTGGTGGTATTCCAGAACCAGCTGATGTAACTAGAGGTTCGTATCTAGTATCTGATGGTAGTAACGGTGTTTTCTGGGCGTATCCTGGTCAGACTGTTGCATCTGCTCCTCTTACAGGATTCAGATATAGGAGTTTGATAACACACGGTTATCTGGTGGCGGGGTATAAAGGATCTAATCCTTGGAGAACGGTTAATAAAACATGGCATGCGAATGATATTACTTTCTATTGTGGAGAACAACTAACTAGAGCACTTACCTATGCTGACTGTACATGGAGTGATTACTTCGGGTATGGTCATGGTTGCGTTAACGCATTCACGGGATCCTCTAACTTTACAGATTCGATCAACCTACACACAGGTATGAGACGAATGTTTGGTACTACAGGAAGTAATCCTGGCGGTGGTACTTACTCTCCAACCTCACCATATGGTTGGGAAGGAGACGATCCTAGAGGAGTTATGGGATATACAACTGTTGGTGGTTGGAATATGCCAGTTAACCGAGATAGAAACTCAACTGCTACTGCACAGGTACAACAGTTTGGTTACAACTTAGGTGGAGGTAACTCTGCTGTAGGTAAACTTCACTACTCATCTGAGATCATGTATCAGGTAGGTAACTCACCTTCTGGTTCTGACCACACTGCATCTTGTGGTGATGAGAATAGATCTTGGGCATCCTTCCGTGGTAGTAGATACTACGTCAATCATTCCAATGATAGTTGGGCTGGTTGGTCTTCTAACATGTCACCTGATGGAGTTTGTAAACCACTTCCTTCTAAGTGGGGTCATTTCTATTGTGGTACTGGTAATAATGTTACATCACCTTGGACTAAATACAGTGGATCATCTGGAGCTGGTCTTAAGAACGGAACTAAGGTTCGTGCTTATGGTGAAGAAAATATGATGATGGGACAAGACAAAGGATACATGATGGGACAATATGATGGTCAGCAGAACAACCATACAACCAAGTGGGATTACTCCACTGACGTTGAAACAAATATGCCAGCTGCTACTAGACCAAAAGGACATTATGGAACATCTTCTGGTGGTTGCTGTTCAGCATCCGCTTCTGTAACTGCTAAACGAGCACAATAATGAGATACTTAATCGTCAACGAAAAAGAAATCAATCCAGATCAGTTTGTAAACATGACTGCTTCTGGAGATACCAGACTGCACTACAGCGAAATGTTCTCGTTGATGCATTTCTCATGTGTAGAAGTCAGTGAAACAGTTTTTCAAACTATATCTAAAGAATGGGAACACAAATACTTAGAGGTCACAAAAGCACAAGCGTTTAACGGATCAAACTTCTTCTCAGAAATTAGACCATTTGGTAAAGTTGCTGCATCAGTTGATTCATCTGGTTATGCGTGGACTCCTGCTAACCCAGTTTTAAAAGTACCCATCGAACTTACAGATGCAATTAAGAAGGAAGTTGTAGACTTCATGGTATATTTTGCAAAAGAAATTATTGAAGATGAATATAATACACGTTTTTTAAATCTTAAAAACACTACAGATTTAGAGCAAGCATCTTGGGAGATTCAAAAACACGAAGCAAGAGAATGGTTAGCAAATAAAGGATTGGGTGGTAGTAAAACTCCTTTCTTAGATTACTTATCTACTGAAAGACATATTGATAAAGACACTCTTTCTAATAAAATACTTAAAAATGCAGAGGCATACGAAGATAAACTCTCTACAATGTTAGTAGAATACCAGACATTACTAAAGAAATTTGAAAATGCTGATTCTGTATGGGACCTAAATATATTATATGAAGATCACATTGGTATTATGATGCCTCAGAAGCAAGCGATTGAGATGGGGAGAACAAAATCTGATACTGACTGGGATCGAAAACCAGAGTATGAGGTAGAACCCTATGTCTTTAAATTCTGACGCTAATTTTTCAGATATTATTGCAGACGTTAAAAATATAATAAGTTCAGACACAAACGAAATACACTTATCAAAGTCATTTGTAGATGAGTTCGCACTCACTAAGAAAGACTTTGATGTCTTGTCTGCGTCTATGCGTTTTAATAGTGGCATGACGGAGTACGAATGTGAGCATTTTGTCGCTGACCCACAATTAACTCCATGGAGAAAGGTTCGTCAAGCACTGATGGAACTGGAAACAAGATACCATGCATACATGGAGAATAGAAATAGTCTTAGAAAAGCAGAAATTCTCAGGAAAAGATTAAACAGAGATATGCCAGAACTACCTGATGAACTTGATAGAGAGTTGATGCAGATAGATATGGAAAAAAATGATTATGACATTAGTATTTGGAAAAGAAAACTTAGACAATCTGAACTAGAGTTAAAGTACTTCTTAAATGTTGTTGAGAAATATGTTGATGACGAACATCCACTTGAGTATTATTGTGAAGAAAATCATCAGGAAGTAAGAATGTATTGGATTGCTCGTATGGGCAAACAAGCAGCAATGGATATTATTTCTTATGGTAGAATTGGTTCTGGTAACATGACTACAATTATGGATATGCCAGAGGAAGATCAGGTAGAGACACTTGGTGTTGCTGTTAAGTATTCTGGTATGATTGGTGGTGGTATTGATAAGTTAAATAAAATGATCGCACCGCAGTTACAAGCACAGTTGGCACAGGAAGGTATAGTAATGCCTAAACTGTTAGAACATAAATATAGTGGACAGGGTGAAAACCAGTACAAATTACAAGGGGAAAATGGATAGATTTTTTAATCCAACTAGTAGACATCTTGATCTCTTACCTGTGATCCATCATGCCATATGGCAAAGGTATGACTTAGGAGATCAAAGTGGTGACCAAGTTACGTATCCACAATTGGATCAGACTGAGTTGGAAAGACTAGCAAACAAACATAAAAATATATTGGTAGAAAAGCCTGGCGATGAACATTTGTATATGGAAGCAGTGATTGTGGATTATGGCAAGTTTCTCCCTACCTCTTAATACTAAACTACCAGAGGATTTTGTAGTAAACCAGTTCATTCCTTTTCTAAAAGAACATAAGGAATATATCTACGATATCTACTTTACTTGTCGTATGCCACCCTTCACACAAGATGCGATGGGTGATGTAATTGATGGTGACGATAGAGAAACAACTTTAAATGCTTTGTTTGTATCACAGGAAAGTGGTATACCTCTTTCTGCAACATTTAATAATATCCAAGTTCCACCTACACAAGAGAACTTGGATATTTTTATTGAGAATTTTAGATTTTTATACAACAATGGTGTTCGTATAGTTACTCTACCACATACGACATGGATGTTAACTGGGCAGATACAAAAAGAATTTCCAGAATTAAAAGTAAAAAATACTATACTTAGAGAAGTTACTAGACCAAATGAAATTGTAAATCTTGCAAAGGCAGGATTCTATTACATCAATCTAGACAGAGATCTCATGCGTGATAGAGATTCTCTACTTAGAATTAAAAAAGCAAAAGAGTATTGTGCTGACATAGGTAAACCTGTAAAAATATCATTACTATCCAATGAATGGTGTTGGGGTGGTTGTCCTATCATGCCAGAACACTATCATTACAATATGGTGAGAGGAAAAGATGATCCACAATATTTTAATGATAGTATTAGTAGAGTATCTTGTTCTACATGGGATGAGAAAGATCCAGCTGCGTCATTAAAAGCAGCAACCATACCTCCATGGAGAGAAGATTGGGAAGAGTTTATTGACCTTGGTATAGATGTATTCAAGATGCATGGGAGAGAAAATGGTATGCGTCTTATGGAAAGTATGAATATTATTAGTAGGTGGAAAAATAACGAAGAACTTTTACACCCACAGTTTAATGAGTATATTGAAGATGTAACACTAGAAGAAAGACCTATTGATATATGGCGTCAAAAAATTAAAAATTGTAAGTTTGATTGTTGGGATTGTAATTACTGTGATTCTGTTGTTCAATCTAGAATGAAAAAGAATGACAGACATTTTGACGATGATATTAAACTGGTGTTAGATTCCATTGATAAAGCAGCAAGAAAAGAAAGTAATTTTGTAGAGGAAGGATATAAGTATGAAGGTTTGTCATCTAACATAGTAAGACATTTTTTAAATAATCTATTGTCTAAACCTGATGCAATCTACATGGAGTTAGGAGTTCATGCTGGTAGTACATTCTATGCTGCTACTATGAATAGAGATGTAGAATCATTTGCTATAGATAATTATTCTGAAAAAGAGATATCACCTTTTAGAGATGAAGTAGAAATGGAAGGGTATCAAGATCCTAAGAAAACATTCTGGGCAGGATTACAGGAAAAGCAATATTTTTGTGCTAAGTCAATACAGGATCTAACTCCTAGAGATGTACACAAACAACCTAATGTAATTTTCTATGATGCAGATCATGACCCACAAGCTCAATATGATAATCTTACATTTTTAATTCCTGCATTTGCAGATAAATTTATTCTTGTTGTTGATGATGCTAACTTCATGGGAGTTGTACAATCATCTGAGTTTTGGGTAAAAGAACACAAACTTAATTTATTGTTCGAGAGAAAAATATTAACTAAAGTTCCAGAAGATCCTAATGGTTGGTGGAATGGTATACATGTTATGGTTATACAAAAATGAATTCATTTAGACATCAATATATGATAGTTCATCTTGATGATGATTTCTATCCACAATTAGAAAAAGCAATAGCACCTTATACTGACTACGAACCTTGTAAGACAGATCAATGGGATGGTTTAAAATATAAAGGAGAGAAACATAAGGATAGAAGTTCACAGGCATGTTGGATAGATGATAATGAGGTCTATGCGTTGATGGATGGTCTTGTATATTTTGCTAATAAAAAATGTGAATGGAATCTAGATGTTAATTTTATAGAACCTTTACAACGAACAAAGTATGAGGTAGGTGATTTTTATGATTGGCACATTGATGAGGTGAACTGGACAAAAGGTAAGAGACCTAATGATATGATACGTAAGTTAAGTTTTACAGTTCTATTAAATGATGATTTTGAAGGTGGTGAATTTGAAATACACACAACTCAGAAAACTGTGCTAGAATTAAAGAAGAAAGATGTGGTAGTATTCCATGCTGATACTCCACACAGAGTTAAACCAGTAACAAAAGGTATTAGACATTCTCTTGTAGGATGGATACAAGGACCCCCATACAAATGAAACATATATTATTTGATTTACGTGGATGTCTCTTTAAAAATCTTTTAGATGAAGAAGAGTTCATACATGACAGTTTGGTAAATGCAGCGATTATTGCTAAGTCACCCTATCTAAAAGTAGAAACACATAAGTTTGAACCTCAAGGTGTAACTGGTTTTGCTATGTTGAAGGACAGTCACATTAGCATACACACATGGCCTGAGCATAATCTTGCTAAGTGTGATATATTTACATGCAGTTATAAAACTAAACCATTGGATGCAGTAGAATATATGAAAGAACGTTTCCATGCAACAGAAGTTGTAAGGTGGGCATGTGATAGATCAAGTGGTATTGACATGGTGTTATGAAATTTATAAAAGAATATACACTAAGTGATTTGTCAATATGTGATCGTCTTATAGATCTATACAAAGACGCCGACAAAATAGATTTAACTTATGCTGGTCGTGTAGGTGGTGGTAGTGTCATGCCTGAGATAAAGAAGAGTAGAGATTTTTTTATTGAAGATGCTGGTAGACTAGGAGAACCTAGTGATTATAAATTTGATTTATACAAAGAAGAATTAGATGGATTTATTGCTACTTACTTAGAATACTTGACTATACATGGTCAGGAATTTGTAATGCAAAGATTGCCACAGATTCAGTATTATAAACCTGGCGATGGTTTCTATACTTGGCACGTAGATGCATCAGGATCTGATGGATGTGATAGAGCATTTGTATACATCACATATTTGAATGACGTTCCTAATGCAGGAACTGAATTCTTCTATCAAGAATATACTGTCGAGGCAAAAAAAGGAAAGACAGTAATTTTTCCTGCAGGACTGACACACAAACACAGAGGTCAGATATCAGAAGAACATGAAAAATATATTATAACTGGATGGCTTTGGTGGGTATGAAAATTATAAAGAACTTTTTACCTAAACAATTACTTGATGCGTGTGTAGACGACTTTAGATCTAAGTTGACAACGGACTGTTGGTCTTCTAGCAATTTTGCATGGAAACCATTTTTAAGACAAGGTATACATGGATCAAATATTGCTACTACTATTCCTCAAGTATTCAGTGATGAGATATCAAAACATTTAGAACCACATGCACCTGAGTTTAAAAAGATAACATGCAGATATAATGTGTGGCAACCAGGTGCTGGTATTGGTGTACATTCTGACACTCATCATTTGTTTGGTGCAACATTATATTTGAATGAGCATTGGCATCCAAATGCTGGTGGTTGGTTTGTATGGATGGATCATGCTGATCTAAACTTAGATGAAGATCCAAACAAAACTGATGTTTACAGAGCAGTTTTACCAGAACAAAATATGCTAGTATTGAATGACTGTAGTGAGAGTCATTTAGTAACCACTGTTGCACATGATACACCTGAGTATAGATACACAATTCAGATATGGGGTGATGCATGAATAAACCTCATGTCATTCATAATGTATTGTCTCCAGAAGAGAGAGTATCATTATGGGATTATTTTGATCGTAGATCACCTTCTATGAGCACACTTGCTACATGGACATTTAATAATGCATCTTATGGACAGGGTGATCCTGTATCATGGCAACATCCATTAAGAACTGATTTAATTTTTACTAAGTGTGCTACCACAGTTAGATTGAAGATAATGAAATTTCTTAGGAGAGATATCAAACTATGTAAGATACATGCTAATGGACAGACTGCAGGACAGAATACAATGTTTCATAAAGATTGGGAAGAGCATGGTGTCTGGACATTTATATACTTCAATCAACCATACTGGGATCAAGAATGGGGAGGAGAGTTTGTATGTCAAACACCAGATGACGAGTATCATCACACACCATATTTGCCTAACACAGGTGCATTGATTCCATCTAATTGGTTACACAAAGGACAAGCACCTAACACATTGATAGGTAATGAGATTAGAACTACAATAGCTTTCTCATTTTGTGATCCTGATATTCACGATAATATAATTGCACAGAATACAAGAAAATGGTACTAGGAATTAAACAATATCCAGTAGATATTGATGGTGATGAACTTATAAATTTTATTGATACTGCTATCACAAATAAAAGTCTCACTCAAAATATGGCACACGTATCTAAACTTACCTTTAATGATGGTAAGGATGATTTCTTAGAATACGATGAACCTATAATCAAAAAATTAAAATGGTCATTCCACGATGCTTGTTCTAGATTTTGGGGTATGGATATATTTGATTATAAAATAAACTCATGGGTGTATGTAGATTGGAATGACAATCCAGTAGAACCATACATGCATTCTCATAATCCAGAAAATCCTTTTACATTATCTGGTATAATGTATTTAAAATTAGGTGAGTCTGGAACTACTATGTTTCCTATACCAAAAAGAGATCCATATTACCTACCTAAAAATTTGTTAACTTGGTTTATCTTTCCATCTAACTTACCACACATACCTGGCAAAGGTATTGAAAATGAAAAACGATATAGTTTAAGTGCAGATTTATACGCATGATGTACAGTCAAAATAGTTTCTCTTTTTTATCAGAGAAAATGCCAGAAAATTTATATCAAGAGTTACTTTCTTACACACAGAGAAGAAGGAAGGAAGAGACTTGGAATTACAATAATAAACTTGCTGGTGCATTAGAACAACAGTCTAGTTTATCTGATTGGAGTCCACAGTTTGAAAAGTATGTTGTTAAATTATCTACACAGTTGTGGTCAGAGGTGTATCAGACATGCCCGTGGGATTTTCAAGAAGCAAGAGACGTAACTCCTTTTATAAGATTGAGAAACTTGTGGGTAAATTATCAACAACAGTACGAGTATAATCCTATACATACACACACTGGTATTGTTAGTTTTGTAATTTTTACAGACATACCATATGGTTCTGAGGAAAGAGAATCTCATGATAGTAATGGTGCATTTCAATTAGAGGCAGATGTATTGCCCGTAGATAAAACTTGGAATGGTGTAATACTTATGTTTCCATCTACAACTAAACATGCTGTATATCCTTTTAGATCTACACAAAAGGAAAGGGTAACAGTGTCTGGTAATTTAATTTGGAACGTGGAAGGTGTAGATGAAGAGCATTATTAAAGACAACTGCATCAATCCTAACTATCAAGATCTCATACTAGAGACTATGAGATATGATACAGATTTTAGGTGGGTATATCATGATAACTTGAGTGAGGATGGAGAGAGTCAACTAGTGGGATTCTCTCATATGTTCTTACTAGATGGCAAATCTACTAGTAAGTATTCTGGTTTGTTCTTACCATTGATATTTGAAGCGTGTCATAATACTGGTATGACTATTTCTAAAGTCATACGTGGTAGATGTTTTTTACAGACACCTACTGTGAGAAGAAAAGAATATGATTCTATGCATGTTGACTTACCAAATCCACATATGGTATGTTTATATTATGCATCAGATAGTGATGGCGACACGTATTTCAGCGAAAGAATGTACGGAGAACCCATCGCTGAATACCCTATAAATAGTAGAGTATCACCCGTAAAAGGGCGATGCGTTTTCTTTGATGGGTTACGTTTTCACTCAAGTAGCGTACCCACAACAAAACCTAGATTTGTAATCAACTTTAATTTTATACCCTGATAACTATGGATGCTACACAACTGAAGTCAAACTTTGAAGAGCAAATTGGTAAGACCGATGCTCAAATAGTTGAACTAGAAAAGCAATTAGA